GCCGGGCTGCTTCGTGGCCTTCGCCGGCGGGCCGCGCAACGTGGCGGCCGGCGGCGTAACGGCCGCCATCGACGGCCGCTGGGTGGTCTACACCGTCACCGGCCACGCCAGCGGCGAGGCCGCGCGCCGCCGCGGCGACAGCCGCCAGGTCGGCGCCTACGAGCTGCTGGGCCTTCTGGCGCCACACCTGCACGGCCTGGTGGTGGCGGGCGTGGGCACGCTGCAGCTGGTGGACCTGCAGAACGTCTACTCCGGCACCGTGGACCGCCAGGGCCTGGCCGTCTACGCGCTGACGTTCGGCATCCCGATGACGCTGGACCTGCCGGTGGACGGCACGCTGACCCCGTTCGAGACCTTCGCCGCGGCGTGGGACACCCCGCCGCACCCAGCGGCACGCCGACTGGCTGGACGGCGACGACAGCGGCGGGGCGCCGGACGCCCGCGACCAGGTCGCGCTGCCGCAGAGCTGAAAACCAACCCCCACCAGACAGAGGCGCACATGACGACGACGGTGATGATTGCCACGCAGGGCAACAAGGAGGAAGTGAGCATCGAGACGCCCAACGGCCGCGCGGTGCTGCCGCCCGGCCGCTGGGTCACCTTGAACATCCACGGCGAGCAGACGCTGACGATCAAGGAGACCGGCGACTTCGTGACCCCGGCTCCCGGCATGCGGTACGAAGACAAGCCGGCCGCGAGAGCCGTGACCGACTGCTGACCGCTTCGTTCCCCCGCCACCTTCCAAGCCGCCATGAAGATCTTTGAACAGCCCGCCATCAGCGGCTACCGCCAGCTCAGCAGCACCGAGGCCGAGCTGATCAACGACATCAAGGCGCACGGCGCCGTCACCGCCACGCTGCTGGCCCGCGTGCAGGCGCACCTGGACGCGCAGCGCGCCGCGGCCGAGCTGGACGCGAAGGACGGCACCGAGCACGAGGCCAGGCGGCTGCAGGCCGCCGAGGCGCCGCGCTGGATGGCGATGGCCCGCAGCGACCTGCAGTGCGGCCTGATGAAGCTGGTGCGCGCGGTGGCCCAGCCCGGGGGCTTCTGAGCATGTCCACGCCCACCCCGCGCCTGACGGTGCTGCGCCCCGCCAAGGGCCTGCGCGTGCTGAACCCGCGCGCGCGCCAGCCGCTGCCCATCACCGGCGGCACGGTCAACCTGGACGACGTGCGCGACCCGCACCTGGGGTACTGGCTGCGCCGCATCGCCGCCGGCGACGTGAGCTCCACGCCGCTGCAGAAGAAGTTCATCACCGAAGGCGGGCCGCAGCCGATCCCGCCGCTGCCTTGACTCAGGAGCCACCATGAGCCTGTCCTTCAACCTGATCCCGCTGAACATCCGCACGCCCGGGCAGTACATCGAGTTCGACAACTCGCGCGCGGTGCAGGGGCTGCCTGCCGTGGCGCACCGCATCCTTGTCATCGGCCAGCGCCGCACCACGGGCACGGTGGCCGCGGGCGTGCCGGTGCGCGTGCTCTCCGCCGCGCAGGCCGAGGACTTCTTCGGCCGCGGCAGCATGCTGTGGGCCATGCTGGTGGCGCTCAAGGACGCCAACACCTACACCGAGTGCTGGGCCGTGGCGCTGGACGACAACGGCGCCGGCGTGGCCGCCGCGGGCACCGTCACGCTGGGCGGCGCGCCCACAGAGAACGGCACGCTGCACCTGTACATCGGCGGCGCGCCGGTGCGCATCGCGGTGGACAGCGGCGCCACCGCCACGGCGCTGGGCACCGCGCTGGCCGCGGCCGTGAACGCCGACACCGGGCTGCCTGTCACCGCCTCGGCCACCGACGGCGTGGTGACGCTGACCGCGCGCCACAAGGGCCTGGTGGGCAACGGCATCGACGTGCGCACGAACTACTACCAGGGCGAGCGCACGCCCAAGGGCCTGACGGTGGCCGTGGTGCAGCCCACCGGCGGCACGCTCAACCCGGACATCCAGGCCGCCATCACCGCCGTCGGCGACGAGCAGTACCACACCGTGATCTCGCCCTACACGGACGCGAGCAACCTCAACGCGCTGGAGGCCATGCTGGCCAACCGCTGGGGCCCCATGCTGCAGACCGAGGGGCACGCCTACACGGCGGCCAGCGGCACGCACGCGAGCCTGATCACGCTGGGCAACAGCCGCAACAGCCCGCACGTGACCATCATGGGCGCGGGCAAGAGCCCGACGCCGGCCTATGTGTGGGCGGCCGTGGCCGGCGCGGTGGACGCCTTCGAGCCCGACCCCGCGCGGCCGCGGCAGACGCTGCCCCTGCCGGGCATCCTGCCGCCCGCGATCGCGGACCGGCACACGCGCGACGAGCGCAACCTGCTGCTGCAGGACGGGGTGAGCACGACCGTCGTCGACGCCGGCGGGCGCGTGCTGATCGAGCGGCTGATCACCACATACCAGGTCAACGCCTTCAACGTGGCGGACATCAGCTACCTGGACGTGGAGACCATGCGCACGCTGGCCTACCTGCGCCTGACGGTGCGCGCGCGCATCTCGCAGCGCTACCCGCGCCACAAGCTGGCCGACAACGGCACGCGCTTCGCGCCGGGCCAGGCGGTGGTGACGCCGGCCGACATCCGCAGCGAGCTGATCGTGCTTTTCCGCCAATGGGAGGAAGCCGGCCTGGCCGAGGGCATGGAGCAGTTCAAGCGCGACCTGATCGTGCAGCGCAGCTCCACCGACCCCAACCGGGTGGACGCGATCATCCCGCCGGACGTGATCAACCAGTTCCGCGTGTTCGCGGCGCAGGTGCAGTTCCGCCTGTAGCGCGTTTCGCCGCAGCGAAAGGACACCTATGGGCGTGCACGTCACGATCCGCAACGACGAGCCCGAGGACAGCCAGGCCGTGCTGTCGGTGACGGTGGTCACCGTGGGCGACCTGGACGCCAGGGAGGCCAAGCATCTGGTCCAGCCGCAGCAGAGCGTGTCCGTCGAAGTGGACGACGGGCAGTTCCTGATGGTGGACGACACCACGAAGGACTGACGACATGAGCATGACGCACGGCATCGCCTACATCAAGGTCACCGGCTTCGGGCTGCTGCGCACGCTGCCCGGCGCCAAGCTCAAGCTGGGCGGCACCAAGCGCGATCCGGTGGTGGGCGCCAGCAGCGTGCACGGCTTCGCCGAGAGCATCGAGCCCGCGCTGCTGGAGTGCGAGATCAGCCTGGTGCCCGGCTTCAGCCTGGCGGCACTGCAGGCCGTGCGCGACGCGACCATCACCTACGAGGCCGACACCGGCCAGCGCTACGTGATTCGCGACGCTTTCTGCACCGAGACGATGGAGGTCAACGCCGGCGAGGGCGGCAAGGTGCCCTGCAAGTTCAGCGGGCAGCCGGCCGAAGAGGAGATCGTGTCGTGACCTCGCCCGTGGTGTACCCGCTGAAGCACCCGCTGGAGGTGCGCGACGCCAAGGGCAACCTCACCGAGACCATCGCCGAGCTGCGGCTGCGCCGCCTGAAGGGCCGCGACATGCGCGTGCTGGACAAGGCCGCCGGCGGCGGGAGCATGACGCTGGCGCTGCTGTCGGCCAGCGCTGAGCTGCCGCCCAGCACGGTGGACCAGCTGGACGCCGAGGACGTGACCGCGGCCGGGGAGATCGTGGCGGGTTTTCTCGGGGGCTCCCTGCCGACTGGCGCGCGGTAGCGGCGGAGACCGCGGCGGTGCTGCACCAGCCGCTGGACCTGCTGCTGGAGATGGACTACGCCGAACTGTGCGCCTGGCACGCGCAGGCAGCCCGCATCGAGAAGATCCGCAGCGGTGAACGATGAGCAACCTGCGCCTGCAATTCGTCCTTGAGGCCGTCGACCGTGCCACCGCCACGGTCAAGGGCGTCACCGCGCGGCTGGGCGCGCTGCCCGCCGGCATGCGCCGCGTGTCGGCCCAGTTCGCGGCGCTGAAGCGCAACGAGAAGCTGCTCGCCGCCGGCGAGAACCTGCGCGCGGCGGGCGCGCGCGTGGCCGGCTTCGCGCGGGCCGCCACGGTGGCGCTGGCGGCCGTGGGCGCGGTGGCCGGGCTGGCCGCCGGCGGCATCAACCGCGTGGCCGACCGCGTGTCGGCGGTGGCCGACGGCGCCATCCGGCTGGGCATGACGACCGAGGCGCTGTCGCGCCTGCACTTCGCCGCCGAGCAGAGCGGCGCCAGCGCCCAGGCGATGGAGCAGGGCCTGGAGATGCTGGCCAGCAAGCTGGTGGAGGCGCAGAAGGGCAGCCAGGAAGCGGCCTTCTGGCTGGACGCCGTGGGCATCAGCCTGGCCGACGTCAAGAAGGGCATGACGGCCGACCAGGCCTTCCGGCGCATCGCGCAACGCTTCCAGGAAGTGGGCGACGCTGGCGGCAACGCCGAGCGCAAGATCGCCGTGATGCGCGCGCTGATGGGCCGCGGCGGCGCTGATCTCATCCAGCTGGCCAACGGCGGCGCCACCGCGATCGCCGAGCTCGAGAAGCGCTCCGACGAGCTCGGCCGCACCATCGACGGCAACACCGCCGCGGCCATGAATGCCTACGGCGACCAGACCAACGAGCTCAACAGCGCCGTGCAGGGCCTGACGACGCGGCTGGCCATGCGGCTGATGCCGGCGATGTCGCAGGTGATCGACCGTCTGACGAACATGGCCGTGGCCGGGCGCAAAGACTGGGTGGACCAGCTCGGCGACAGCCTGGCGCGCCTGCTCGTGCATCTGCCGGCCATCATCGGCGCCCTGGCCACGCTGCTGGGCCTGCTGGCGCAGCTGGTGGGTGGCATCGCCGCGGTGGTCGACGCGACGGTGGGGTGGGAGGTGGTGTTCGGCGCCGTGGCAGCCGTCATCGCCGGCAAGGCCGTGCTGGCCGTGCTGGCCTTGACGAAGGCTCTGTGGGGTTTCGGGGCGGCCTTGGCGGCGGCCGCCGCGCCGTTCCTGCCGCTGATCGCCGCGGCCTCTGCGCTGGCCGCGGTGGGCGTGCTGATCTACAAGAACTGGGAGCCCATCGTGGGCTTCTTCTCCCGCCTGGCCAGCGGCATCCGCAACGCCGGGCGCGACATGCGCGCCTTCAGCGACAAGTGGGAAGGCGGCACGACGAGCGTGTTCACCGAAGGCGGCGGCGCGCCCGGTGCGGCCGGCACGAGCGCGGTGCGCCAGTCCACCGCGCAGGTGGGCGGCACGCTGCGCATCGAGGTCGACGGCGAGGGCCGCCCGCGCGTGCGCGAGGTGCGCCGCGACCCGGGCACGCAGCTGGACTTCGACGTGTACGCCGGCCCCACGATGGTGGCTCCGTGAGGCGGCGGCGATGAGCTGGCGCGACGGTCTTTCCAGGGCGGCCTTCCGCGGCGTGGAGTTCCACGTGGCGGCACACGAGGCCGGCATGGGCCGGCGCGTGCAGCTGCACGAATATCCGCTGCGCGACAAGCCCTACGCCGAGGACCTGGGCCGCCGCGCGCGCACGCTGTCCGTCGAGGCCTACGTGCTGGGCGACGACTACATGGCGCGGCGCGACGCGCTGGTGCGCGCCATCGAGCAGCCCGGTCCGGGCACGCTGCAGCATCCCTACCTGGGCGAGATGCGCGGCAGCGTGGTGGGCTTCACGCTCACCGAGAGCTCGCGCGAGGGCGGCGTGGCGCGCTTCGTGCTGCAGTTCGTGGAGAGCGGCGACGCGGAGTTTCCGCGGGCGGCCGTCAACACCGGCGCGGCGGTGGCCGCCGCGGGCGAGGCGGCACAGCAGGCGGTGCAGCAGAGCTTCGAGCGGCGCCACCGCGTGGCCGGGCGGCCGCAGTTCGTGGTGGAGGCCTCGGCCACCATCTTCTCCGGCGCGCTGGAACGCGTGCGCCAGACGCTGGGCCTGGTGCGCGGGCCCGCCGCGCGCGTGGCGGCGCTGAACCGCCACCTGCAGGACGCCGAGCGCGACCTGACCAGCCTGCTGTACGAGCCGGCCGCCGCGGGCCACGCGCTGGCCGGCGCGCTGCGGCTGCTGGTCCGCACGGTGGCGGTGGGTCCGCGCGACGCGCTGGCCGCGGCGCGGGGCTTCTACAGCTTCGGCACGCTGCTGCCGCCGGTGCAGGCCACCACGGGCAGCCGCCGCGCACAGGCGGTGAACCAGCAGGAGCTGGTGGGGCTGGTGCGCGTGGTGGCCGCCGCCGAGGCCGCACGCGCCGCGGCCGACGCGCAGTTCGAGAGCTACCAGGAAGCCGTGGGCGTGCGCGACGAGATCGTCGACACGCTGGACGACGTGATGCTGGGCGACATCGAGGACGGCACCTACGACGCGCTGCGCGCGCTGCGCTCGGCCACGGTGCGCGACATCACCACCCGCGGCGCGGACCTGGCGCGGCTGATCAGCTGGGCGCCGCCGAGCACGATGCCGGTGCTGGCGGTGGCGCACGAGCTGTATGCCGACGCCACCCGCGCGGCCGAGCTGGTGCAGCGCAACCGGCTGCGCCACCCGCTGTTCGTGCCCGGCGCCTGGCCGCTGGAGGTGCTGAGCGATGCCCGCTGAGCTGACGCTCAACACCGGCGGGGCGGCCTACGCGGGCTGGAAGAGCGTGTCCGTGCGCCGCAGTATGGAGCACTGCGCCGGCGCCTTCGAGCTGAAGGTGTCCGACCTGTGGCCGGGCAACGACGTGCGCCGGCGCATCCAGCCCGGCGAGCGCTGCGAGGTGCTGATCGACCGCGAGCGCGTGATCACAGGGCACGTGGACGTGCTGCAGATGCAGATCGACGGCGACACGCGCGAGGTGTCGGTGACCGGCCGCGACCTGACGGCCGACCTGGTGGACTGCAGCGCGGTGCGCGCGCCCGGCCAGTGGCGCGGGCAGAAGGTGGAGCGCATCGCGCAGGACCTGGCCGCGCCGTTCGGGGTGCCGGTGCACGTGGAGGTGGACACCGGCCGCCCGCTGGCCAGCTTCGCGCTGCAGGAGGGCGAGACGGTGCACGAGGCCATCGAGCGCGCGGCGCGCATGCGTGCGCTGCTGCTCATGGCCGGCGGCGACGGCGCGCTGCTCATCACGCGCGCCGGGCTGCGCCGCGCGCCCACGCCGCTGGTGCTGGGGCAGAACATGCTGGCCGCGCGCGCGCGGCTGGACATGCGCGACCGCTTCAGCCAGTACACGCTCAAGGGCCAGGCGCCCGGCAGCGACTTCTTCAGCGGCCGCGCCGCGGCGCAGATCGTGGCCCGGGCCGTGGACCCCAACGTGCGCCGCCACCGCCCGATGGTGGTGACGGACCAGAGCCCCGACGCCGCGGGCTCGCTGCGCGACCGCGCGCTGTGGGAGGCCAACGTGCGCGCGGCGCGCTCAACCCAGGTGGAGATTCAGGTGCAGGGCTGGCGGCACGCCGGCGGCCTGTGGCAGCCCAACACCGTGGTGCGCACGGTGGCGCCCGAGCTGCAGCTGGACCAGGACCTGCTGCTGCACGCCGTGGAATACCAGCTGGACGAGCGCGGCCAGGCCTGCCTGCTGTCGCTGACGCGGCCGGACGCCTATACCGTGCTGCCGCTGCGCGACGCGCCGGCCGAGCCGCGGCGGCTGGAATGGGCCATGCCCAGGCAGGCGGGCCAATGAGCGGCATCTCGCGCCTGCTTCGCCCGCTGCAGCAGCGCCTGCAGCTGATGGTGGGCCGCTGCCTGGTGCTGCTGGTGGACGACGACACGCGGCTGCAGTCCCTGCAGGTGGCGCTGCTGGCCGAGGAGGTGCGCGGCGACGTGGAGCGCTTCCAGCAGTACGGCTTCACCAGCCACCCGCACCCGGACGCGGAGGCGATCGCGGTGGCCGTTGGCGGCAACCGCGACCATTGCGTGGTGCTGTCGGTGGACGACCGGCGCTACCGGCTCAAGGGCCTGGCGCAGGGCGAGGTGGCGCTGTACACCGACGAGGGCGACCGCGTGGTGCTGCGCCGCGGCGGCATCGTGGAGGTGCACGCCGGCGCCGAGCTGCGCGTGACCGCGCCGCTGTGCACGATGAGCGGCGACCTGCAGGTGCAAGGCAGCATCGACAGCGGGGCCACGATCACCGCCGCGGAGGACGTGCGCGACCAGGGCGGCGCCAAGACGATGGCGGGCATGCGCTCGGTCTACAACGGCCACACGCACGGCGCCAGCCCGACGCCCAGCGCCAGCATGTGAGGCGGCCGTGAACGACATCGCAACCGTCTGGCGCGGCATGCACGGCACCTGGCAGGTGGCCGGCCCCGCGCTGCTGGCCGACGACGGGCTGTACACGGCCGTGGTGCTGAGCCTGTTCACCGACGGGCTGGCCGACGAGGCCGACGAGGTGCCCGGCCGCGAGCGCGCGCCCGGCGGGCGCCGCGGCTGGTGGGGCGACGCCTTCGCGGACGTGCCGGGCGACCGCATCGGCTCGCGGCTGTGGCTGCTGGCGCGCCAGAAGATGACGCCGCAGGTGCTGCGCCTGGCCGAGCAGTACGCGCGCGAGGCGCTGCAGTGGCTGCTGGACGACGGCATCGCGCGGGCGGTGGACGTGCAGGCCGAGGTGGTGGGCGGCAGCAACGTGCCCGGCATCGTGGGCCTGCAGGTGACCGTGGTGCGCAGCGCCGAGCCGGTGGCGCGATACCGCTTCGAAGCTTTCTGGAAGGGGGCGTGAGGTGCCGTTCCAACGACCCGAGCTGACCGAGCTCATCGAGCGTGCGGCCGCGGACATCGAGGCCGGGCTGCCCGGCACCGACGCGCGGCTGCGGCGCAGCAACCTGGCGGTGCTGGGCCGCATGCACGCCGCCGGCGTGCACGGCCTGTACGGCTACCTGGCGTGGCTGGCCGAGCAGCTGATGCCCGACACGGCCGAGACGGTGTTCCTGGACCGCTACGCGGGCATCTGGGGCGTGCTGCGGCTGCCGGCGGCCTATGCGGTGGGGCCGGTGGCGGTGACGGGCACCACGGGCGCCACGGTGCCCGCAGGCACGACGCTGCAGCGCAGCGACGGCGCGCAATTCGTGGCCACGGCGGATGCCACGCTGGTCAGCGGCGCGGCCGAGGTGCCGGTGGCCGCCGTGGAGGCCGGCGCGGCCGGCAACGCGCTGAGCGGCACGCAGATGAGCTTCGTGACGCCGGTGCCGGGCGTGTCCACGGCCGCGCTGGTGGCCGCACCCGGGCTGACACAGGGCGCGGACGCGGAGTCGGACGCGGCGCTGCGCGTGCGGCTGCTCGCGCGCATCCAGCAGCCGCCGATGGGCGGCTCGGCCTCGGACTACGTGGCCTGGGCGCTGCAGGTGCCTGGCGTGACGCGCGCCTGGGTGTACCCGCTGGAGAACGGCGTGGGCACGGTGGTGGTGCGCTTCGTGCGCGACAACGACCTGGACTTCATCCCCGACAGCGGCGCCGTGACGGCGGTGCAGGACTACATCGACGAGCGGCGCCCCGTCACCGCGCAGGTCACCGTGGAGGCGCCGGTGGCGGTGCCGATGGCGCTGACCATTGCGCTGACGCCCGACACCACGGCCGTGCGCAACGCGGTGACGGCCGAGCTGCAGGACCTGCTGCGCCGCGACGCGAAGCCGGGCGGCACGATCCTGATCAGCCGCATCCGCGAGGCCATCAGCGTGAGCGCCGGCGAGACGAACCACGTGCTGAGCGCGCCCACGGGCGACGTGCTGCACGACCCCGGCGAGATGCCCACGCTGGGCACCATCACCTGGGCATGAGATCGAGATGACGCAGATCCGCCGGCTCACGGAAGGCGACGGCATCGCGCTGCTGGAGAGCGTCGTCCAGCAGCGGCTGACGGTGCACGTGCGCCGCGACGTCGTGGCCTTCCTGGCAGACCTGGGCGACGGCAGCCGCGTGGACCGCGGCGCTGGCGTGGTGGCCTTCAACTCGGGCTTGACCTATCCCGCGGGGAGCGTGGGGGCCGCGATCAAGGACATCCTCAGCGGGATCGGCGAGGGTGGAGCCTGGGGCGATGTCGACGCCCTGCTGGCCGCGCTGAACGAGCGGATCGGGCCCTCTCAGCTGACGCTGGACCTGCTGGACAAGATCAACCGCATCGGCGACGGCACCGAGGAGATCGAGGACCTGATCGACGACGCCGTGGCTGTGGAGCGCAACGCGCGCATCGCTGCGATCGCGGCCGAGGCGCAGGCGCGAGCGGAAGGCTTCGCGGCCGAGGCCGCCGCGCGAACCGACGCCATCGAGCTGGAGGCGCTGAACCGCATCGCGCAGATCGAGGACGAGACGGCGCTGCGCACCATCGCCATCAACGCCGAGGCGGCCGCTCGCGCCCAGGCGCTGCTTGACGAAGCGGCGGCCCGCAACCTGGCGCTGGCCAACGAAGGGATCGCGCGAGCCGCGGCGATCGCGAGCGAGGCCAACACCCGCGCCGACGCGGACCTGGTGCTGGCCTACGAGCGCCAGTCGCTGACGGCGGCCGTGGCCGGCGCCGCCGGGGCCGGCTACGCGGTGTTCCACCAGGCGCCGCCCTTCCCGGCGGGCACGCGCATCGGCGACGTGGCCGCCTGGAAGAACGCCGCCGGCGTGGAGACCTTCCAGCGCTGGAACGGCAGCACGTGGGTGGACTCGCTGGCCAACAAGCGCGCGGCCATCTTCCGCGGCACCTACGCGAACAACGGCGCGCTGCCGGGCACGGGCAACGTGATCGGGGACACCGCGCGCCGGCAGAGCGACAACACCGTCATGGTGTGGAATGGCTCGGGATGGACGGCGGTGTCCTCGGCCCTGGCCGTGGCCTGGGCCTTCATCGACCGAGAGGCCGAGGCGCGCGTGGCGGCCGACGCGAGCGAGGCGACCACGCGCGCGGCCCTGGCCACGCAGATGCGCGGCGGCTATACCGGCAACAGCCTGGCGGCGCTGACCGAGGGCCTGCTGTACGACGAGCGCCAGGCGCGCAGCACGGCCGACGCCACCGAAGTGACCGCGCGCCAGGCGCTGAGCACCAAGGTCACGGGCGCAGCGGACCCGGCGTCGCTGACGCTGGGCACGCTCACCGCCGGCCTGCTGTACGACGAGCGCCAGGCGCGCAGCACCGCCGACGCGACGGAGGTGACGGCCCGGCAGTCGCTGAGCACGAAGATCACGGGGGTCGTCGACCCTTCCTCGCTGACGCTGGCCACGCTGACTTCGGGCCTGATCTACGACGAGCGCCAAGCGCGCAGCACCGCGGTGGCCAGCGAGGCCTCTGCGCGCACCACGCTGGCCACGCAGATGCGAGGCGACTACACCGGCAGCAGCCTGGCCGCGCTGACCTCCGGGCTCCTGTTCGAGGAGCGCCAGGCACGCAGCTCAGCCGACGCGACCGAGGTGACGGCCAGGCAGTCGCTGAGCACGAAGATCACCGGCGCGGCGGACCCTTCCTCGCTGACGCTGGCCACGCTGACCTCGGGGCTGATCTACGACGAGCGGCAGGCGCGCAGCACCGCGGTGGCCAGCGAGGCGAGCTCGCGCGCGGCGCTGGCCACGCAGATGCGTGGCGCCTACACCGGCAGCAACCTGGCCGGTCTGACCGAAGGTCTGCTGTACGACGAGCGCCAGGCGCGCAGCACCGCCGACGCCAGCGAGGTGACCGCGCGTCAGGCGCTGAGCACGAAGGTCACCGGGGCCACGGACCCGGCGTCGCTGACGCTGGCCACGCTGAGCGCGGGCCTGCTGTTCGACGAGCGCCAGGCGCGAAGCACCGCCGACAGCACGGAAGTGACGCTGCGTCAGGCCCTGAGCACGAAGATCACCGGCTTGGCAGACCCCTCTTCGGCGACGCTGGCGAGCTTGACGTCGGGCCTGATCTTCGAGGAGCGCCAGGCGCGCAGCAGCGCGATCGCCTCGGAGGTGTCCGCGCGCACCGACCTGCAGGCGCGCTTCGAGAACCCGACGGTGGGCAACAACCCGACCTATGCCGCCGTGGTGACCGAAGCCAGCGCCCGCGCGGCCGCGGACGGCGCGCTGGCCGCGCAGTGGGTGCTCAAGGTGGCAGGCACGCGCAGCGACGGCAAGAAGGTCTTCGCCACGATCGGCCTGGCCGCGACGGCCGACAACCACGGCGGCGAGTCGCAGATCCTGCTGGCCGCGGACAAGCTGCTGTTCGTGCCCGAGGGCAACATCAATGCCACGCCGGCCAACATGCTGGAGGTGGGCTTGGTCAACGGCGTGACGACGCTGCGCGTGCCGGCCGCGCGCATCGGCGACGCCACCATCACCCCGGGCAAGATGAGCGTGCCCAACCTGTCGGCCATCACGGCCAACGTGGGCACGCTCACCGCCGGCGTGATCCGCAACGCCGCGGACAGCTATCGGCTGGACGTCACCGAAGGGCGCGAGATCGTGCGCAGCGGCGGCTTCATGAAGGTGACAGGGGCGCCGTTCGGGGCCAGCAGTCAGTTCATCGAGTGGTACGGGCCCAACCAAGCCAACCTGGCCAACTGCACCGAAGCGAACGCGCTGTACTACCTGAAGACCAACGGCGCGGCCTACTTCGGCGGCACGCTGTCGGCCGGCGTGCTGCAGAACGCGGCGCACACCACTTCCACCACCGTGCCTGCAGAGGTGGTGGTGGGGCCATTCCTGACGAACGGCGGGACGAAGTCGATCGTCCTGAGCTACAGCTACTTCTACCGCTACGCGTGCGCCGCGGGCACTGGCTCCATCAGCGGGGCCGCCGGCAGCGCGACCATCGTGCTGGAGCGCTCGATCGACGGTGGCGCCTGGGTGCAGATCGGCACGCTGACCGCGAACGAGACCGTGCGCACGGTGATCACCGACGACCCGGACACGGTGATCTACAGCCTGGCCGGCTCAACGACGGTCAGCGACAACAGCGCGGCCACGAGCAACATGCGGCTGCGCGCCAGGCTGACGGTGCGCAGCCTGCCCACCTTCGGCGGCAGCGGCAGCTTCTCCATCCTCGAGACGCAGGACGTCGGTGTGGCGAGCACCGAGCAGCCATGAATGGCCGACTTCGCCTACGTCTATGTCGCCACCGAGGAGGACCTGCTCCTCATGTGGGGCAGCTCGTTTCTGGTCTGGGACGGTCCCATGCGTGAAGAGATGCAGCGCCGGCTGGGCCTGGTGAACTACTCGATGGCCGAGTATCGCGACGCGCTGGCCGCGCTGCTCCCCGAGGGCGCGGCCTGGCCGCGCGACCCGGCGAGCCCGCTGATGCGGCTGCTGGCGGCGTTCGCGGCCGAGCTCGAGCGGCTGGACGGCCGCGCCGCGCAGCTGCTGGCCGAGACCGACCCGGCCAGCACCACCGAGCTGCTGGCCGACTGGGAGCGCGTGGTGGGCCTGCCCGACCCCTGCGTTACGCAGGCGCAGACGGTGGCAGAGCGGCGCGCGGCGCTTGAGGGCCGGCTCACCACCGTGGGCGGCCAGTCGCGCGCGTTCTTCCTGCAGCTGGCGGCGCGGCTGGGCTACGTGGTCACCATCGACGAGTTCACCTCCGAGGCCGAGGCCACAGCGGCAGGCATCGTGTTCACGGGCGACGAGTGGGCGCACATCTGGCGCGTGAACGTGCCCAACACCGTGGGGATCACGCCGTTCCGAGCCGGTGCAGGCAGCGCGGGCGAGCCGCTGCGCAGCTGGGGAAACGAGGTCATCGAGTGCCAGTTCAACCGCGTCAAGCCTGCGCATACGCAGGTGCTCTTCGCGTACCCGACCCCCTGACCCTGGGAGAACCACCACATGCATCGTATCGACGGCCCGGCGGCATTGCCGGGAGGATTCTTCACCGAAGGCGACCCGAACGTCGGCACGCCAGCGACCGTGGTCACCGCGGCCTTCCTGAACGCGTTGCAGGAGGAGGTCTGCGGCGTGGTGGAGGCGACCGGCGCCGCACTGGCCAAGCCCGACAACGCGCAGCTGCTGGCGGCCATCCGCTGGTTGATCGACCAGGCGGTGCCGGTGGGCACGGTGATGGCCGGCTACTTCGCGGCCGCGCCGGCGGGTTGGCTGCTGTGCAGCGGGCAGGTGGTCAGCCGCGCTGCATACCCGCGCCTGTGGACGCACGTCAATGGCGCGGGGCTCGCGGTCTCCGAGGCGGCATGGGCGGCCAGCGGGCACGGCCGCTTCTCCGTGGGTGACGGCAGCACCACCTTCAGACTGCCGGACCTGCGCAGTGAGTTCCTGCGCGGCTTCGACAACGGCCGCGGGCTGGTGCCCAGCAACACCCTGGGCGCCTGGCTGGCGGACGAGTTCAAGAGCCACACCCACCCGATGGGACCGGAGTTCGTGACCGAAGACGGCGGCTCCGGCGGGGTGGGCGGAACGACGAGCGGCAGCTCCGGCGTCGCCGGACCGACGGGCGCAGCGGGCGGCGCCGAGACGCGGCCGCGGGCTGTCGGAGTGGCCTTCTGCGTGCGGTTCTGAGGCGCGTGTGGCCACCAAGCGCGGCCAGCGCAGGCGGGCGTGTAGCGGCAAAGTCCGGCACCCCGACGCTACCGCTGCGGCCCGCACTGCGATCGCGCTGACATTGACCAACAGGAGGCGGGTTTTCGGGGCCTTCGAACGGCCCGTGAGCCCCTACCGATGCAGCTTCTGCGGCAGCTGGCACATCGGCCATGCACCCCGCGGCCCGTGGGGAAACCCGTAGCTCCGCTGTTACAAATCCGTCAGATGGTTTGTCCGGACAAACCAAGCGACGTGTCCGGACAAACCAAGCGACGCTTTACATGCTGGCCGGCTACCTGGTCGGCTCGCTCTCGTTCGCGGTGATCGTCAGCCGCGTCATGGGGCTGGCCGAT